AGTAGATAAAGTGTCTGTAGTTAGAGACGAGCATAGATTCTCCTACGATATTGGCGACTTGCTAAATGAGCTCGGTGTTGAAGTTAGGCATCAGTATAAAGTTGGGGCTTACTTTATTGACTTTTACATTCACGAGTTTAATGTTGCTGTTGAGTATGATGAAGGGCACCATAAATACAACACCGCTGCAGATAGGATGCGGCAGGTGTTTATTGAGAACGAAATAGGCTGCAAGTTTATAAGGGTTGAGCAAGGCAAAGAGATAAAAGGTATCGGCGAGCTGATGAGGTTTATGCTTTTGAAATAGGTTCACTGGGAAAATTCCTGCCGTGAAAGTTATTCACTGCATAAGTGAAAGTTATTCACATTTCAACTGGCATATCATATATTTAACCCGTTCAGCCTTTTCCTGTATTTATATAGCCAGCCAATTAGGGTACATACTAAAAATATGTACCCTTTTCCCGTTTCAATTATATATATTATGTATTATAACTGTACTACAATTACCGGAGGGTTTATGGAGCTGATCAGAGTTGACCAGAAGATGCTACGAAGATTTAAGGATGAGAAACGCAAAGCCTTTGATGAGCTTGCCAAACCTACAGACACACAGTTCATGGAAATGCTCCTTGACTTGTTCGACAAAAAGTCTGTCAAAAAGAAACAACCTATTGACACAGTAGCTGTTGAGGCTAAAGATGGTGCAGGTGGCTTTATTCCAGATGAAGCGGATATTATCGTATGAAGTGGGGAGAAATCTTCCATAGGGTAGAAGTAGGGGCTCGCGTTATGCGTGAGTCCTTTGCTAAATTTGACTGCGTGTACATGATGCCTCGTAAACATCTTGCTCCCAAAGGAGCTTGCTGCGGCCGAGAGACAATAACCCCGCTTATGGTGAAGTATCTTGGTGAAGCTGGAGTTGTTCAGTCGAGCCACCTTTGTGAATACTTCAACGGCCAACTAACCTATTACCCAATGCACCATGAGTTTGATGGCGACGACTGGGTGGAGTGCTAACAGGAGTAACAATGGCTGGACTGGTGAATTTCCTTGTGGCTGAGGATGAGCCTTTAGAGATTGAGATTATCAGGGTGCGTGAATCTACGCACCACGCATTTAACGCTATTAAGCCTGAAGGGTGCAGCGATTCGGATTTTATCGTAGAGATGATGGCAGCGTGGATAAAGAAGAAGGGGCGGTACTAAATGGAGCGTACAGACCCTATGTCGATTAAGGCTTGGCGGTACAAGGAGATTGCCCTAAGTGATGAGAGATCCCACCGGAAAGAAAAGAACGACATCTACATTGCCATATACAATCAATACTTGCCATATGTCAATAGGCAATTCAATAATTTATCAAAAGATATTTCCATAAGTGAATGCGAATTTAAATCCATATATAGTGATTTAATACTGTATGCTCTTGACAAATGGAGTGGCGCTTGTAAGTTCTTGAACTACTTGCACACAAATTTGCTTGGGCTAAAAAGGCTCGCGAGGAGGTATGTCTCTGTAGTGGATAACGACAAGCATTATCTTTTTACTAATATACTTGACTTTTGCTGTGAAAATAAATACTAACTGAATTTGGAGGGCTATTATGGAAGGACCGGAACAGTGGGAGAGTGACCCTAAAATTATCTTGAAGATGATTAAAGAGTATACTGCAAAATATATTGCGTACAATAATAAAGACCCAAAAGATACAGGAAAATACTTTAATTTTTCTAACGACCTTTGTGCTATGGGTTTTAGTCCTCATAGCAGCCTCTTGAGGGGGCGATATGCTGACAGCCGTATCATAGATGCCTATGCAGCATTAAAGCTCGCTAAGGTGACAAAGATTGAGCGGTGGGTTCTCAGCGGGGATCTTGACGCTAAGCAGCAGCAGTTTTGCATGTTCTCAATTAAAAACCTTGGTGTAAGCGATGAGTACATTGACGATATAACATTGCGGCGTGAGCGGCTTGAGATTGAGCGTGAGCGGTTGTTGCTATCGAGAGAGAATGTTACTGGAGATCTTGGCGACTACGATAATATCAAGATTGGCTTTGACTCTTGAAAGAGATAACGATAAAGAGGAGCTACTTCAACGACCGGTACCATTCAGGGCTGGATGATGATACGCCGACGCAGGTGGTATTTGGTAGCTCATCTGCTGGAAAATCGTACTCGTACATGCACTATGCTGCTCTATGGGCTATGCAGGGGCGTACTATTGTTATTGCTCGTAAGGTGGCAAGGCATATCAAGAAGTCGGTGTATAGCGAGGTTTCTAAGGCTATGAGGCGTATGGGTTTTTCCAAGGCCTTTACAGACAATAAGACCGAAATGACTTTTGTTTCAAAAAGAGGCAATGGTGCTATCATCTTCGTTGGCGCAGACGACCCAAATAAGCTGAAGTCTATCACAGCTCCCAAGGGCGACGCTATCGACTGTATCATTATGGAGGAGGCTGACCAGTTCACCTCTGAAGACTTTGATGTTCTGGTGTCTCGTATGCGTGGGCAGTGTGCATTCAAGAAAAAGGTTATCCTCATCTTCAACCCGGTGTCAAAACTGTCGTGGATATTCAAGCGACTCTTTGAACCTATTGGGTGGGATGATGAGGTCGATATGGAATATCAAGACGAGCATATTCATATCAAGCGTTGCATATACTCTGACAACTCGCACCTTGCCCCTGAAGAGGTTGACCGCATTGAACGCCTAAAAACAGTCAACCCAATGTTCTACAGGGTGTATGGGTTGGGTAAATTTGGCGTTGTAGGCGCACGAGTGTTCTCGGCTTATGAGGTAAAACCTTTTGCCATAGACAGGACTAAGCCGGTTAAGGTTGGTGTTGACTTTGGCTACAGCCATAAGAGTGCAGCGGTATACTCCTATCGCGACCCAATTCTCAAGATTATCTATGTTTTTGCGGAGCTTGGCGTAAGAGGCAAGACGAGGAGTGAGTTTGCTAAGATGATTAAGGACAAGCACGAACTCCTTGGTGTAGGCAATCCTACGATGGAATGCGACTCTGCAGAGCCTGCCAGTATCAAAGAGCTTAAGGTTGCAGGATTAAGTGCAGTACCAGCCAAAAAGGGGCCAGATAGCCTGTTGAAGTCTTACGACTTTATCAAGGACCATATTGTCGTTATTCACCCCAGTTGCACCCAGCTTACAAGCGAGTTTGACACCATGGTGTATCAAAAGGACGGTGCTACTGGCGAGTACAAAGAGGAGCCTGTTAATGTTGGCGACGACCTTGTTGCTGCACTGCGATACTCGTACTCTTCGGAGTATATGCGGCAAGGTACGGTAAAAGGTAGCAGAGGGCTTTATTAACCCATATAGGTAAACGAAAGGATTTACTATGAGCAATGAAGATCAATTTGAAGGGCTTGGCGGTTCCTCAAGAGGCGTAGGCATAACGCAAGTTAATCAGTATAAGTTTGTGAGCGACGCCTACACCGGTGGTGGCGGGTTTAAGGATGGCTCCTATCTATTGTCGTATGCCTGCGAGGACCAAAACTACGCTAAGCGTAGGCAAGAGGTGTCGTATAAGAACTACCTTAAAGGCATTGTAGACTCTTTGATTATACCGGTGTTCTCCTCGCCAGCGGTAAGAGAGACAAACAGCGTCCTATTTCAGGCTTTCCTGAGTAATGTTACTGCTGGCGGTGTAGCAATGCAGGATTTTGTGAAGAGCGTTATAACTCATACAAGGCTTCATGGTGTCTCTTTCATAATTATGGATAATTATGCAACACTTCCTCTGACTGTAAAAGAGGCTATCGACACCAGGGTGTATCCTTATGCCTACGAGAAAACTGCGTCTGAGTATAGCGATGCTACGCTTGACAAGTTTGGCAACATCATTTCGATAACATTCTTCAATGGCAAGGTTGAAATAAAGAAAGGCGTAGAGGTTGAGACTACAATAACCTTTACCAATAACAGCGTTATACTTGCTGAAGTGAATGGTAAGGCGCTAAAAACAGTGCCGCATAACCTTGGTGTAGTTCCAGTTATCCCAGTGAAGATAGATGCTACTGGCTCGCTTCAGCCTACTCCTCCTGTATACTCTTTGGCTACGCTATCATATGTTATCTTCCAGCAAGGCTCTGAGCAGCGAAACACCGAGCGGCAATCAGCGTTCAGTATGCTGACAATGCCTGGTGTTGAGTCGCAGTCGCAAATTTCTGTTGGTTCCGATTCGGTACTTTGGTACGACCCAACGAGCTCCAGTTCGCCCTCGTACATTGGTCCTGACGCAGGAGTGTTAACTGCACTTATGGCAACGCAGGCAGCCAATGTAAACGACCTCCTTGCTCAAGCCGATGTTATCGGTGCATCAGCGGTGCAGAAGAGTGCGGCTGAGAGTGGGATTGCAAAGGCGTACAGCTTTGCTGGGCAACACTGGGCACTCAAGGAAACTGCATCCCTTGCAGAAAGCGTAGAGCTTATGATGGCTGCAATGTTCTTTAAGTTTGTAGGCGAGGCTAATAGCACCTACACGGTGGATTATCAGGATAACTATGCACCCGGATTTGCTGAGGTGAGTGCAAAGTTTGACTTGCTCGCTAAGATGGCTTCATTTCCAGGGCTCCAACCTGAAGCTCTTGCGATGATTACAGCCTCTGTAGTAGAGCTTTATGAATTAACTTATTAAATTTACCATATAGAGCATAACGCCTCCGTTGAGGGGCTTATGCTTTAACTTAAACGGTCGTTGAACCGTGGGAGAAATTATGACACTTGAACAACTATTGGCTCTTTTGGATTCCGGCGAGATTACAAAAGAAACTGCAGCACAAGGCAAACAGGTTATTCTTGACGCTATTGAAGCCGAGAAGAATAAAGGCATTACATCGTATCAGTCAAAGGATAAAGAGGTCCTGAAGTACAAGGCTGCTGTTAAGAAGCTGGGGTACTCAAAGGAAGAAGTTGATGGACTTGATGCGTTTATTGAAAGCCTTGCCTCAAAGAGTGCGAGTGCCGATGGCAAAGATGTTACGATTGCTGAGCTGAAATCGAACATTACATCTATTACAAAACGCCTTGATGATGAAGCAGCTGAGAAGACCGCCCTTGCCGAGAAGCATGGAAATACCCGGGCGCAGATGGAGCTTCAGAAAAGCATTGGCGACAAGTTTGTAGGTGCAGATACCATTATCGAAAACCTTTTGCTCTCAAAAAGAGTGTCGGTTGTAGATGATAAAGTGGTGTTCAAAGATGGCGAAAACATTGTGACCTTTGAAGATGGTGTAAAGGCATTGGAAGAGAAGTATAAAGGGCAAATCAAAAGCAACCAAGCTGGCGGTGCCAATACGACTCAAGGTGGCTCTGGGCTGCCCCCAAAGAAGTTGAATGAAATGACGGCTGACGAAGGTCTTGCTGCTCTTGGACTTGAATAAAACGGAAAGGAGTGTGTGGCATGTATCATTTTATTTATAAGACTACAAATCTAATAAATCATAAATATTATATCGGTATGCATAGTACCAATGATATTAACGATAATTATCTTGGTAGTGGCGCTACACTCCATAAAGCCATTAAAAAATATGGTAAAGCTAACTTCAGTCGTGAGATACTTGAATTTGCTAATAGCAGAGAAGAGTGTTTCAGGCTTGAGGCTTGTTATATTACATTAGTCCAAACAAGTGACCCAATGTGTTATAATATCCAAACTGGCGGACTTGGCAATACTGTGTATACAGATGAGCACAAGAAGAAAATATCTGAAAAGGTTAGAGCAAACTTTCTAAAAACTGGCCGTGGCAACCGTAAAGGTAAGCCAATGACTGATGATCAGAAGCTTGCCCAATCAATCCTGTTTTCTGATGGTCGTTTTAGAGGGGCTGCAAACCAAGGTTCTAAGCCTATCATTGTGACTGATTTGGCTACCGGTATAAGTAAAGAGTTCGGGCTTATTAAGAGCGCTTGTGAATACTATGGTATCAAGCAATCAACAGTTTCCAATGCAATTAAACTAAGAGGTGGTATTATTACCACAAGACAATTAAAAGTAAATCTTTTAGAAAGAGGTATATCTTGAGCTTAATCGGATCCTTTATCACAGCTGAAAAAGTAACCGACCTTGCAATCGCTCTAATCCAGCGTCGTAAAGTTTATGCGAACATTTGTGAAGTTCGCAACAATGTAAAAGCTTCAAGCATCAAGGTGCCTAAGCTTAATAGCGGTACAGTTGGCGACTATGTTCCTGGTACAAATATGACCACCAACAACGCGACATCAAGCTCTATCACAATTGCGCTTGATAACGCTAAGTACATTAACGACTACTTGGACTATGTCGATATGGCTGAGAGTGAGCAGGACGCTACTAAACAGTGCGTAAATACTCTTGCTAACAACATGGGTAATGAAGTGGACAAACAGGTGCTTAAAGCCCTCTTCTCAACAGCTGGTACCGGCGGAGCTACTTATGGCTTGGGTGTAACTACTGCTCCTATCACCATCGACTCGTCTAACATTGACGATTATTTTGCTGACGCTGCACGGGCTCTTGATGATGCCGACGCTCCTGAAGCTGGTCGTTATGCGGTTATCACTACAAAGATGCAAAAAGCTCTTACGCTTAATAACATCTATGTGGCTGCTACTACTGACGAGGCTGCTCGCAAGGGTGGGTTCCGCGGTATGTTCATGGGCTTTGAAGTGTATGTATCAAACAACCTTCCTAAAGGTGTTGCTGGAGGAATTGCAGCTGGTGAAGCCGGTGTTGTGTTCGGAGTCAAAGGTGCTGGAGCTGTAGGCTTTACCTATGAGAACACTCGTACTATTCCTACCGAAGATCGCTTTGGCGAGAAGTTTCAGTCGGTTGCTAAATGGGGATCAGCAGCTGTAACTCCTGAATATATTTGCAATGGGTGTGTCGTAGCTTAATCATTTTGGTTGCGTCGAAAATAAGGGGTATCCTATGCTGGGGTACCCTTTTTTGTAAAGGATAAAAAAATGGCATTACAAGATTATATAACTGAAGCCGATGTTGTTCACGACCATATTAGAAAATTCATAGGAACGCCAAAGTTGCAGCGTATTGTTGAAGAGGCAAACGACTGGTACGAGGAGGTTGCCGGCTCTCTTGGGCTTGGTCCGCAAGAGCTGAAGTTTCCTATACCGCTCCTGTCGAAGCAGTATCTTAGAGACTATGTAAACCTGCAGTTCTCAAATGATAGTGTATGCAACAATGGACAGGTAACGACTGAAGATATGTACCTCGTCCTTATGAACCTATCTACTGAAAACTGCATAACAAAAAGAGCTCTATTGACACGGCAAATACTTACAGGCACAGCTGGTGCATCTATGGACGCTCGCACTATGCGTTTTGGCAAAGCCGTTAGGACCTCATAATGATAAAGGCAAGGCTCGACACTTCATCGGTTTCAGGGTTCATTGCAGACTATACAGACAGCATAAACAAGGCTGTTGAAGAGGCTAAGGATGAGGTGACAAAGCTGGTTATCGACTATGCCAAAGCCAACCATAAGTTCGTCAGTCGCACTGGCAATCTTCAGAACAGGGCTATTAAGTCAAAGGTTGTTGAGGGTGGTATTGAGTTTTACCTCGACTACACAGTGGCAAAGTATGCTGAGTTCATCGTTACTGGAAAGCGTAAAGGTAGTGGCAATAGTAGCCCTGTAGTTGCAAAGGCTGGGGCAGACCCATTCCTTGAAAAAGCCGTGACCGAGAACGAGGATAAAATTATAGCCATTATACGCAAGTATATCGAAAGGATAAGCAATGGATAGGCTAACACTTGTAGAGCAAAAGATTGCTGAGCTCTTAAAGACAATTGACAACACTGTTGTTGCACCGGTTGGGGACTACCAATACTACACTCGTACTGGGCAAGTAGATGTTGAGGACGAGAGCCTTGCCGATGCACTGAATGATAACGACCTGAACACGGTAAACTACCTCGTTGAACACGATGGAGACGAGGTACCAACGAGCTACACCTACGGTCAAAACGCCTACGCGAACAGGGTGCAGTTCAAGATTACGGCAAGGGTTAAGAACATTAACACCTCAAGTAGTCCTCGTAAAGATATACGAGTTAGGATGAATGAGGTACTTGGTGACCTTAAATATCTTTTTAATGAGAACTACAGCCTTGGTAGAGTGGCGGAATTGGCTCTTTACAATGGCTCAAGTCGGGTTATTTACCCTTCAGAGAACTCAATAACAACGGGAGAACTGGTATTCAAGTTGCGAGTAGATTATATGCAGCGAGGCAACCACCCAGACAAACTCGCATGTTAAACCATATAGAGTAGTAAACTTTTCTAAAATAGGAGAAACTTATGTTCCAAACTAACACCCAACTGGTGAACTTTGCTGCCGAGTCTACACCCGGAGTGTATGCTTCAGCAGTAGAAACTGCTGACCCCTTTGTGCGCTTTGATACCGCCACCTTTGGGAAGAGCGTTGAAATTGAAGACAACACCTTTCTCTCTGGAGACTGGGGAAATTCTGAAGTTGCTGGGACTGGCGCCAAGCTTGGCACAGCATCCCTCGGATTCAAGCTAACAGGCGGTGAATTTACACCGGCTCCAATTGCCCATAAACTTACATACAAAGACCTGTTGAGCTCTGTTGGTCTTGATGTTGTTGGCAAAGGTGTAGGGGCTCTTGACGCTACTGCTGGCAAGTACCATTTCTTCCCTGCTTCAAGTGAGGCGTGTAAATCATTGTCGCTTGCTCGATTCTTTAAAGAGGCTTGTGGAGCTTCGCTTGAAGGATATATGGAAACCCTCAGAGGGTGCATGGGTACCTATAGCATTTCGGTTGGTGGTCGCGGACAGCCCTTTGTGCTTGGGCTTGAGTATCAAGGCTCTGTTGAAAAAGTGGAAAAGGTTGAGCTTGTCGATATTCCAGTATTTGATGATGATGCAGCAATGCATGTTATCCCTGATAAATTCCTTAACACTACCATTACCCTGACAAACCTGTCAAAAGGTAACCTTGCTACAACCCATTGCGTGAGCACGCTCACCCTTGATGGCGGTAATGTTATTAGTGAGATCGAGTGCCAGGAGACCGATTCGGGTATCTTGAACCACCTCATTACCGATATTGCGCCCATGTTCACTATCGACCCAGCATTGCGCTCTGTGACCGATTTTGATGCTTGGGGCTCTTTGGTAGATGGCGATGTATATAATGTTGAAGTGCAGTCGGAGTCGCTTGGAATTCTTATCCCAAGAGCTCAAATGACTACAGCTGAAGCTGCAGATGCCAATGGGTTTATGCGGACTTCAATTGCATTTCGCCCTTTGCGTAATTCAGGCAGTGTTCTCCCTGTAGGGCTGTTGCTTGCTGATGTTGTCAATGTTAAAGAGGCTATGTTTTTTATTACCGTTGCTGAAAAGCTCGCAGACTTTTAAGCCGCTTCTCCCCGGCTTGATAGAGAAGAGGGCATGGGATTATTTTCCCATGCCCTTTTTTCCATATAGGTAAAACGATTTACAGGGAGAAAAGTAAATGGCAACAAAGGCAACTACAGTAGAAGTTCCGTCAAAGGAACTCAAGGAAAAGCTCAAGGGCTTTTCAATCGCAAAGAAGTCGATAACATTTAAAATTGAGGAAGTCGAGCTTGGCGAGTATGCACCAGTTGTTGAAGTTATGGCTCTTAAGAACAGCGATATGCAAAAAGTGCGAGAACTTCATACAGCATCAAAGGGCAACGAGGAAAACACTGGTGAATCTATCGAGGACTTCATTCGCCAAAAGGTTGTATCTATCAAAGTATACGATGTATCTACCAATACTTGGGAAACTCTTGATAATCCCAGTGTTGAGGACTATGATATTGTTCCAGCCGGTATCCGCAACGGCATCATTACATATATCTTTTCATTGAATGGTGTGTGATGAATGGAAGTACGAGAATACCTTGAAGTAGGTATTCAAACTCTCGCAATGCTGCACGCTGGGGTGCTCGATCTTGATTGCTCAAAATGCCCTGACGAGTTAGCTGCTTCACGCAATTGCCAACAGGAAGACAGGGGAGACCCTGTCTTCTTTGATGTTGAGCGGTTAATAGAGTTCCATGCATGCCCAGTGAGTTTGATACCGAGGATAGTGTACGACTGGTACGACCGGTACTCTTTCCAAAAAGAGTTTAATCAATGCGACAATTACGACGAGTGCGATGCGATGTATTGGTGGTTCGTAAAAACTTATAATAAGACGCTGCACGCGAAATATAAACAAAAGGATTAGTGTATGAGTGGGTTAAACATACCATTGATTATTCAGTCTAACATTGACGATGTTATGAAGAATGCTGACAGGGCGTTCGACAAAGCATTCGACTCTATGGATGCTGCCATGGATAGCTTCAATGCTACGCAGAAGAAGCTGCAGCAGCAGCTTGACAATGTAAAAAAGAAGATTGCCGATACTTCTGCCTACAAAAAGTACAACGCTGTACAAAAACAAGTGACCGCTGACGCTGTAAAGATGGCTTCAGCTTTTAAGAAAGTGGGCTCTGTAGCCTCAAGTATTAACGGGCCACTACTCGCTGCTGGCGGGGCTATTGCAGGGCTTGCTGTTGGCATAGCTGGGATTGCTGTTGCTGTTGAGAAATTCAACGCAGTGTCGGAGATGGGTACTAAGCTGTACCAACTGTCGGCAAATGCCGGTATGAGTGTCGCCCAGCTCGATTCACTATCGGGTGCAGTTGTTGCTGTTGGCGGAGATATGGATATGTTTGCCGATTCAGTGAAGGACTTCACCAATAACATCGGGAACGCTCGTTCAGGCAACGCTGACCTTGCAAAGAGCTTCAAAGACCTCGGGGTGAATTTGACTGGCTCAACCGATAAGGCATTCAAGCAAACCCTTATAGGGTTGTCAAAAATAACTGACCAAGCTCAAAGAGCGCAACTCGGTATGAGCCTCCTTGGTGAAGCATACTACGCTTCTGGAATGAGTGCCATGAGTACCGCGCAAATCCAGCAGGGTGGCACAAGAGTATTCAGTGCCGATACTTCATACGCTTTTAAGGCTATGAAGGACTCAATGGCTCGTGTAGATCGCGCAATAAGCCGGCAGTTGGTGCCATATTTTGCGGTTGCTGCCAATGC